TGAAGAGGCAATCCTAAAGTATCGTAAGTGTACAGATGCTTACGAAAGGAACAAGATCTACAACGAAGAGATCCATTACGGGTTCTATAAGCTCGTAGAGAACATCATCCACACGTTCAAGTTCTACTACACTGAAGTAGACAACATAGAAGACCTCAAATATGAGGTCATTTCTTTTCTCCTTCAAAAGCTGGATCTATATAACCAATCGAAGGGTAAAGCGTATTCTTATTTTGGCACCATAGCGAAACGCTACCTGATCATATACAACCAAAAGAACTACAAGAAGTTCCTCTCTAAAACAGAGATAAAGAACGAGGTAGAGAGCGAGGAGAACATCATGAACTCCATGATAGAATCCCATGAACCAGAACTGGACAAACTGGATGTGGTTGAGATGTTTGTGAAACACGTTGATGATAACCTACTAGACCTATTTGCAAAAGAGGATGAGCTAAAAGTTGCTGATGCAATACTAGAGATCTTCAAAAAGAGGGAAAACATAGACATTTTCAACAAGCGAGCAGTGTTTATATACGTCAGGGAGATGACTGATGCCGAATCAAACACCATAACTAAGGTCATAAAGAAGCTAAAAGTAATATACAAAGACATCCTGAACGACTATCTGGAAAACCATGACCGTTGATATTTATACAAAAACATGTCATGGAACTCGAAAAAGAGATATTTAAGGGCAAAAAACTGTCAGACTTAGTAGAAGAGGTCTATAACAAGCACAAGAACCAGGACACCCTGATCAAACAGGAGATATCCCGTTTGGCAGATATGATAGAATCCCCGGGTGATGCCATAGTCATCGTTCCCCTTTTGAAGGGATACGTAGATTCTAGCCTCAAGAACGACGAGGTCCTAATGAAGATACTTACGCTTTTCCAAAAAGCAGAAGAAAAGAAAAAGGCAGAGACAGGAGACTCTGCAGGAGTTCTCACAGAGAAAGACATAGAACAGTTGTTCAGCGAGGTTACTGACATTAAAGGCAAGACACTAAAACAGTTACCCCAAGCTTAATGGCGAACGGATATACTTTTGGAAATAAGTTTTCTACAGACCTAGCAAAAGGAGGAGGTCAGTACTACCAAATAGGTAGAGTCAAGTCCGTAATATTGGGACCAAAAGACGAGGGATACGAATCTCCTGCTGATATAGGTAAAATAACTTACAGTCTTTTGTATTCTCCTCTTAATACATCTTTCGCAGGTTACGTTAGCAAACCAGCGTATCCGATGTGGGGATTCATGAAGCAGTTTCCAGTTCTTAATGAGATAGTTCTCATATTCACTGGACCATCTCAAGCTCTAAACGATAACAGTCAAAACCAACAGTCCTTTTATTTTCCTCCTTACAATCTGTGGAACGATTCCGAACAGAACGCTTTTCCTGATTTGGGTGAATTGGCTGCTTTCCAAAACCAGTACGCGCAAGCATCGGGATATACAACTGATTCAACACCTAGACCACAGTTTCCTTTGGGTAAAACTTTTAGGCTGAGAGAGGTGGATAACGTTAGAAATATACAACCTTTCGAGGGAGACACCGTTTTGCAAGCAAGATTCGGACAATCTATAAGGTTCGGAAGCACAAACATTCCTCCTCAAGTCGCAAACTCAAGAAATAACATCCCAGCGGTGAATGGTTGGTCCACTCCGATAGGATCTAATCCTAATAGCACAAACGGAGATCCTATAACCATAATATTAAACGAACAGGGTCCAAGACCTGAACTTGGAAAATTCGATAACATAATAGAGGACATAGAAAAGGACGGATCTTCCATTTATATGACTTCTACTCAAGTTTTAGATCTTTCTTTTTTAAACACTTTTCCTCTTGGTTCTTTTAAGTCTACAGTAGATGTATCAGCACCTACTAACTCTGTGCAAAACACTACAAGTACCAAATACACATCAGCAGCAAATCAAGACAACTCATCAAGAAGATAACCGATGTATTCTCCAGATTTTCAAACATTCAATAATAATCAGATACTGGTATCTTCAGATAGAGTGACTCTCTATTCTAAAAAAGAATCTATTTTTTTATTCGGAACACAGGCCGTGTCTCTTTCTTCTAAAAAGACTATAAATTTAGATGCTGTAGATAAAGTTATTGTGTATGCTCCTAAAATAGAATTGGGCGATAACGCAACTCATCCTGTAGTTTTGGGAGATAACTTAAACCAAACGCTAATATTTCTAATGGATGCATTGTTAGATGTTGGAAATAAGCTACACAACGTATCCGGAGGAGAAAACGACATAAAAGCCAGTATGGAAAAGATAAAAGGAGCTGGACAGATAATACACGATACTGCTGAAAATATTAGAAGAAGGTTATCGCCTGAGTCTCCTTCAGACAGCTTGATCGTTTCTAAAACCACTTTCACAGCTTAAGTATGGCCAATCCTTTACAAAACCAATCTACCAGTCTACAAAAGAATAATTCCCAAGAGGGAATGGAGAAGTTGGTTGGTGTGATTGGTACTTTCATACTTAAGGTTCGTTCTAAGATGAGCGACATACTTTACGGCGCTTACCTTTTACAGGGAGATAAAAAAGCAAATGGTATACAAAAAGCATTGGATAGGGGTGTTGTAAATTTAGTAGAAGAGGCATCAAGAATAGATTTCTGTAACATATTCAATTACCTAGCGAACAATAAGATAGGTCAATCTTTCAATCCTAGCGACGCAGCACCAGAATCTACAGACGCTCCACTAAAGAAAGTAAAGTATTACGTACAGAGTAATGCATTCAAACTCCAATCTAGGATAGATGCTTTCTACGCTACTTACGGAACTTTAGGCGGATCTGATTCCACAACGGGTTTATTGGAATTGATAAGGTCCATAAACCTATCCATATCGGCTCTAGTTAACGAAACTGGATTGAACGATCCTGAATTGAGAAAAGAGTTTCCCGAAGTAGATTTGATTTCTAATTTTTTGAACGATAAGTTGGGAGAGTTATCATCGATATCTTTCAATGGAACAATTCCAACCTCTCAGATCCAATCTATATTCTCCACGATAGATAAAATAAGATCATATTGCGTAGCTATACAGGCTTTAAATAATCCAGCGGCAGTATTAAGTAATTTTGCTAACACTGCTGTTCAAAAGGAGATAGAGAAATTAAACAAAATAGTAAAACCTGACAAACTCATACCTCTCATATACAGGCTTCTAAAAACCTGTAACAAGATAAACGATGTTTGCAGAACGATACTCACTTACATATCTAGAGCAAAGCTAGTGATAAAATTGGCCATACTCTTAATAAAAGTATTCAATATAGTAAAAGCCTTCTTCTTGACTCTTCCAGTTCCAAATCAATTTACTACAGTAGGAGTCACAACAAAATTCTCAGAGATTTATCAAGAGAAGCTTAAGCAACAGGGAGAAAAGAAACTTCTAAAAGTATTAAAGCAAATAGTCAATGTATTAGACGATGTTTACTCTGTGGTATCCGGACTTGTGATAGCAATAACTGACATAATTCGTGGACTTAATATTATTCTGTTAAACATAAAAAGCTGCAACAGAGGAAATGATGATCTTATAAACGAGATATCAAATACAATAAAAGAGCTCGAAAAAACAAAATCCGATCTTCAAAGTTTCATAGATCAAGTAAACGAAGGTAAGAAAAGGGTTGACAATACTTTCGGAGGATACACTATAGAAATAGTAAACGAACAGTTGACAGACGAAGGAATAAGACTTAAGAGGAGGTACGGCATAGCAAGGGGATTGAACGGTGTGATAGCCGTAGAAAGCACTCCCACGTTTGCTTCCCTCGATCTGATAATAATAAACGAAGTAAAAGTTCTACTTATTTCCAGAGGATATGTTAAAGCAGAAGTATCTGATGATTCTGCTGAAAACGCTCTTTTGATAATGGATGCCATGAAGTATCTAGACGATAACGATATATCTCTGGACAATACAGATACCAACGCGTCTCAACAGGATTCCACAGATGATGTCGGTCTACAGAAGTTCGTTGACAATTTACCTGGAGGGAAAGCACTTAGAAAGAAGGTTAGAAAGAAACTAGCGGATAACTCCGCAAAATTGGGATCAGATCTAAAAACGACAGATCCAAACAGTAAGTATACCACATCTATAGCTCCTCCAACAGTTTAAAAACCGCTCAAAACAATATTTATAAAATATGGCTAAGATAGATTTACTAAGAAAATTGATAAGGGAAGAGGTTACTGCGGCCCTTAGACAAGAGCTCCCCAATCTAATAAAGGAGAGCAAAATTAATCCCATTGCGGACAGCAAGAAAGCTCTGCAAGAACAGGTGAAATCCAAGATACCAGGAACCCTTAACACAGCAGAACAAAGAAAACCCATAGTTTTTGCGGGTAACAATCCTATGGCGGTTCTACTTAATGATACTGCCAAGTCTATGCTCAACGAAGACTTTTCTATGACCACAGACCAAGTTCACCCAGCTCTCGCTTTTCAACCTAAAGAGGATAAAGTGGGAGACGTACAAAGCATGCTCGGTTCAGCCAGAAAGAGCTCAAACGTAGATGCAGTACAGATCAATGAGGTTCCGGATTTTTCAGCGCTGATGAATAGAATGAAAGAAAAGGGACAGATCTAATGGCTTACGGACTAAAGAAAATATCGCCCCTAGATTTAAAACCGTCTACTGCAATAGGAGTCTCTATACCCTTTAGTGCCCCAGTGGCGTTCTCTTCTGTGTACACCACTAAGGATCAGCTTAAATACAATCTAATAAACTTTCTTTTGACAGATCCTAGAGAAAGGCCTTTCAATCCTACTTTCGGAGCGGGTTTAAGGGCTAGACTTTTTGAACAGATCGATCAGAATACTTTCGAAGAGGTAAAGCAATCCATAAGAACTCAAGTGGAAGCTAATTTTCCTCAGATACAAATAATAAAACTAGAAGTAGTAGGACTTCCTGAATATAACGCAATAAACATAAACTTCAGTTATAGACTTTTAAGGTCAAATGAAAACGACTCTGTTACGATAACCGTACAAAACAGTTAAGATGGCAAACCAAGAGATAGACATCAAATACCTAAACAAAGACTTTTCGTCTTTTAAAGCGGATCTAATAGAGTACGCAAAATCGTACTATCCAACGGTGTACAACGATTTCACACAGGCTTCCCCAGGAAGCATGTTCATAGAGATGGCCGCGTACGTTGGAGACGTTCTTTCTTTTTATTTGGATAACCAACTACAAGAGACTTTTCTTCAGTACGCTAAACAGAAGGACAATTTATATACCATGGCTTACATGCTTGGTTACAGACCTAAAGTTACTTCTGCTGCTACTGTATTGTTAGATGTTTATCAACAAGTTCCCGCTAAAACTGTAGGATCAGAAATAATTCCAGATTTTGATTATGCTTTGACAGTTGAACAAGGAATGCAAGTAAGATCTGGAATAGATAGTACTATACAATTTTATGTTCCACAAAAAGTGGATTTTTCACAATCTTCTTCTTATGATCCTACTACTGTAGAGGTATACACAATAAACGGATCTAACGAGCCAACCTCTTACCTTCTAAAGAAAAGTGTAAGAGCAATATCTGGACAAGTTAAAAACGCTTCTTTCACTTTTGGAGCAGCTCAAAGATTCTCTACAGTAGCAATAAATGATTCGTCCATAATAACTATATTGGATGCTAAAGATTCTAATGGTAATACTTGGTATGAGGTTCCTTATCTCGCTCAAAACTATACCATGAATCCAGTTAGAAATACTGCAGCAAGCTATCCTTCTCTGTACCAATACGAGAATCAGGTGCCTTTTATAATGGAAAAGATACCTGCTACAAGGAGATTCGTTTCTAGGTTTAAAACAGATGGAACTCTAGAAGTAGAATTTGGCGCAGGAATAAACTCTGTAGCAGACTCTACTTTGATACCAGATCCAAATTCTGTTAGTGTTGGATTGACTGGTGGTGGTTTGAGTACTCTCTCGAGTTCATTCGATCCCACAAACTTTGTTACTACACAGACTTACGGTTTGGCTCCTAAAAATGTGACCATAACTTTTCAATATTTAGTTGGAGGCGGAGCATCAGCTAACGTATTAACTGGACAACTTAATCAAATTGGATCATATTCTGTTAGCGGAATTAACATAAGCAAGCAAAATACACTAATAGTAAACAATCCGGAACCCGCAGCTGGAGGAGGAGACGGGGATACGGTGGATCAACTTAGATTAAACACTGCTAACGAATTCATGAGCCAATTGCGTACAGTGACTCAACAGGATTATCTTTCTAGAGTAATGAGTATGCCTGCGCAATATGGTAAAGTAGCTAAAACTTATGTTACAAAAGACCAGGCTACTTTCAATACAAATATGACTAACGATATAACCCAAAACGATAGACTTTTAATAAGTCTTTACGTATTAGGATTGAATAGTTCTAATCAATTGGCAGATCCTTCTCCTGCTCTTTTAGGTAACATACAGACATACATAAAAGAATATAGGATGTTGACTGACGCGATAAACATAAAACCCGCGTACATAATAAACATAGGTTGTAACTTTGAAATAATCATAAGACCTAATTATACTAGCCAAGACGTAATAGCAAGATGCATATTGGTTCTAAAGGACTTCTTTAACGTAGACAATTGGCAGATAAACGAACCCATAATTTTGGGAGATATATACAGTCTATTGGACCAAGTGGAAGGGGTTCAAACGGTTAAAAAAATAGAGATAATAAATAAGTACGGAGAAGCAGATGGATATTCTAAGTACTCTTACGATATACTAGCTGGTACTCTTAACGGAGTAATCTATCCATCTCTTGATCCATCGATATTTGAAGTAAAATACCCAAACACAGACATCCAAGGTCGTGTTGTAACATTATAACGCCATGGCAGTATACAAAATATTCGCTGATTCTGACGCAACGCTCTACTCTAAGTATCCAGCCCAAAACACTGGATTGGACGAAATACTTGAAGTGGGAGTAAAGAACTCTGATAACCCAACCAATTATTTTGTAGATCCGGTTCCTACTGAGCCGCTTCTTACAGACGATCTTAGGAGACCTCTAATAAAATTTAGTGATCACGATCTGGATACGATCAGGTCTTTCACCTCAGGTTCTTGGAAAGCTTATCTAAGACTTTATTTAGCTAACGCAGAGAATCTAAATACGACTTACGATTTAGAGATCAGACAGGTTTCCCAATCTTGGACAATGGGAACTGGAAAATTAAACGATTCCCCGGAAACAAGAAACGGAGCTTGTTGGTACAATACCTCATCTTTTGTGAGTACGACAAGCAATTGGGGTAATGGAAGCTATTATCTAACCTCTGGAGGAGGATCTTGGAATGCTAACTATACCACACAGTCTTTCGACTATAAGTCAGATAAGGACATAAATTCTGATGTCACTGCTATGGTGGATCTTTGGTTCAGCGGATCTGTGGCAAACAACGGATTCTTGATAAAGCATACACACGAAATAGAAGATAATCCAAACACTTATATAAATTTAAGCTTTTTCTCCCTAGACACTCATACAATATATCCTCCTACCTTAGAGATGAGATGGGACGATAGCTCTTACATAACAGGAAGTTTGAGCGTGATAAACAACTCTAACACTATAGTTACTTTGGCAAATAATATGAGCACATTCAAGACTGGTACAGCTAAGTACAAGATGCTCATAAACGCTAGAGACAAGTATCCTGTAAGAGTATTTACAACTTCCTCGCTCTATACTACAAACAAAGCGCTTCCTCAAGCTTCTTACTGGGCAATACAAGACTCTAAGACAGAAGACATGGTAATAGATTTCGACACTGAATACACAAAGATAAGTTGCGACGGTACAAACAGTTACTTTAATCTGTACATGAATGGATTAGAACCAGAGAGATACTATAAAGTATTGATAAAGACAGTATTATCCGATGGTGAATCCATAGAAATAGATAATAATCTAATATTCAAAGTTACCAGATAATGGAGAACGTTAGTTTAGTAAAGAAAATATACGGAGTATCTACATACAACAAAGCTGTAGATACGCAGTTTAGCGAACTAGCTCAACCTCCTACAGAATTTGTAGAAACACAGATTACTGTCAATCAATTTTTTGATTACTACGATCAACTTTTTTTTGACATACCTGTATCTGGTTCCACAAATTCTCACACGTACTTGGTTGAAAGAAGTCAAGAATACATAGGAGGATCTGTGATAGACGCAGAGAAACAGGCTCTCATAGAGGAGATCAACTCTTTGAGACAGCAATTATTAGACATTAACCAAAGCTTCAATAGCATTAAAGACATAGCTTGATGGAATCAGTAGAAGTATCGTACATAGGATCTGGTAAAAACTCCCAAGATCTTTCTGTTCAGGACACTAGATTAGTAACTACTAATCTAATTAACTCTTCTTTCGGACAGACAAACGAATACATTGAGCTTTATATATACAATGAGAACGGAGATCTTTTAGACCAGGATTACGATGCATCTGATTACTATCCTAGCCTATTAAATAACCCTCAAAATAACACTTTCTCCACGTTAACCTTAGATCCAGAAACAGATTTAAGGAACAGAGGATTTTTTAGAGGAAGTCTTAACGCGCAGTATAATTTTTACAGAAGGCTTTTCAACTCTGCTTACCAAAGATATTACTGGATAAAGCAGGTATCTCCTTCTAGAACTGAGATAAAGTTAGCTTCTCAAGTGCTCTCTGATTCGGACATCAGATCCGGATACGAACAATATAGGACTCTTGCTTCCTCAGTAAATTATTATCCTGTATTTTATCTTAACTTCGGAGAAAATCAGCTTGCCATGGCAAGTAACGTTCTCTACGGAGAAGACGATCAGGGAGCTTACATATTAGTTAAACTCTACGAACCTCTGCCCTCTCAGTACGGACTCAAGAGCGAGCTTTGGTTGATAGATAAAGTTGCAGAATCTGTAAGCTATAACGTAAACATAACAGTACAAGCTGAAACCGCCGTACAGTTAAATGCGTTAAAAGGTCCGAATTATAACGTAAATGTTAATACTAAAAACGGACAAACAACCCCTTACTACAATTACGATACTCTTATAAAGAGTCCAGTTACTTCTTCTGCTCAAAAATTAGCGAGTTATTATCAGGACAGAGCAATACAGATAAACGTAGATTACTCTAATTTTTCTAACTTTGTTCACTTTTCAAGTGCAGTAGAAAGAGTAAGCAATTTTGTTTATAAACTGCAATTGATAGAATCTTCAAGCGCAGTAATTGAACAACAAATAGCTCTTTCTGGAGGAGGTTTTGCAGCGAGTTCTTCTATAACAGCAGAACAACAGGCTATAGACAGCATCATTAAGAATTTCGACATATACGAGTATTTCTTGTATTTTGAGTCTTCTAGTTGGGCGTGGCCTAAGAGCAATTCTACACAGCCTTACACTCTGTATTCTGTGACCTCTTCAGAAGCGCAAAATTTCATAGGATCAGAGGATACAATACCTACAGCAACCACAGCATCTTTACTTTTTAGTGCTTCTTACTACGACGCAACTAACAAAGACACGCTTCACAATTCATCTCCTCAATATCTGTTAGACGATCCAGCGAATCAACCATACATCACGTTCCTGGACATGATAGGTCAGCACTTTGATAATATTTGGGTTTATTATAAAGATGTTTCAAATAGATTTAACGCAACTAATAATCCTAACACTGGCATATCTCTAGATCTCGTATCAGATGCTCTTAAGGGATTAGGAATGCATTTATATACTAACACGAACGTATCAGATAACCTTTACTATACTCTATTTGGAATAAACGCAGACGGTAGTCTTCTTCCTCCTACGGGTTCGGAATGGATAACTAATTACGTTACTTCTAGCATAGCTACTTTACCCGCTGAAACTATACAGAATGAACTTTATAAAAGAGTTTATCACAACCTCCCCTATTTATTAAAATCTAAAGGAACTCTTAGGGGAGTTAAAGCTTTGATAAGTACTTATGGAATTCCTGAGGAGATATTAACAGTAAGAGAGTTTGGAGGAAATTATACGGGCTCATTAGATGGAGTGATAGATCTTAATTCTTCCGAATATAAAGTATCTATAGTTACAGGATCAAACGGAGATGTAACAGGAAGTTTAACAATATCTTCTTCTCTGCTCTCTCCTTATACTACGATACAGTATTACCAAGGAAACACTAGACTGAACGATACCAACCTAGAAATAGGATTCTCACCGGCTGACGTAATAAACACAAACATTACCTCTAGCTTGGGAACATTCAATATAGATCAGCTTATAGGTTCTCCTTCGTTTCAGTATTCCTCTTCTTATGCTCCTTTAGTAAGTGCTAGTAACGCATACTTTGCTTCTTACACGCAGCCTAACAGTATATGGGAGTACATAAGATTGCTGAAGTTCTACAACAACACGCTGTTTAAAACCATAAAAGACTTTGTTCCTGCAAGAGCAAACGTTTCTACTGGCATAATCATAAAGTCTCACATGCTTGAGAGAAACAAGTACGAGAGACACGAACCAGAATTCACTTTCAATGACTATTCCCAATCAATAGACATGGGAAGCATAAGCGGTTCAGACGGAGGAGCTATAAGCGGATCTACTTATTGGGATGGATTTGTGGTAACTCCCATAGGATTAGCTTCTTACACTAGTTCTACAGGAATAGAGAAATTCAATGGAGAATTAGATGGTACAGAAATAATTGCTACCGATGGATTAGCCATGGA